GCTACGGCCGGCACGAAGTCACGGTCGCCAGGCAGTGCGTGTTCGTCGCCTCGACCAACGAGGACGAGTACCTGGCCGACGCGACGGGCGGGCGGCGCTACTGGCCGGTGGCGCTGGAGGGCGAGGTCGACCTGGCCGGGATCCGGCGTGACCGCGACCAGCTCTGGGCCGAGGCCGCGGAGGCCTTCGGCAGGGGCGAGGCCTGGTGGATCACGGACAAGGCGCTCCTGCCGGCCGTCGAGAGGGTGCAGGCCTCGCGCAAGGTCGGCGACGGGTGGGACCAGATCGTCGCGGACTACGTGGCGACCAAGGGCGTCAACGCGATCGTCGCGGAGGACTTTTTGATGGACGTGATCAAGCTGGACCCGGCGGTCCTGCACGTCAGCCACCTGCGGCGGATCGGCGAGATCATGAGGGGCATGGGCTGGACGAGGCAGGCGGTGCGCCAGGAGGACGGGCGCCAGCGCAAGGGGTGGGTGCGACCGATCGTGCTGCGCGGGGTCGCAAATGATGGGGTCGCAGACGCGCGGGGTCGCGACGACGACCTGATCGAGAGGGACGACGCGCCGCGCAAGCGCGACCACCTGAAGGTCGTGCGACCCCAGTTGCGACCCGGCGAGGCGTGATGGGGTCGCACCAAAAACTGAGGCGCCGCAAGGCCGCGAGGGGCGTGCGACCCATGCGACCCATACAGTCTAATAGAGTTATGGGAAGGGGAGAAAACAGGGGCGAGGGGGCGCATGTGGAGCGTAGAGGCGCGTACGCGAGGCGAAATAACCCGCGTAAGGGATTTGACGGTCGCGAGGTCGCATGGGGTCGCACGGTCCTGGTGGGTCGCGGCGTGCCCTGCTGGAGGCACGGAGACAGGAGATGCGGATGGGACTGACGGTGGGGATTGACCCGGGGCTGACGGGGGCGGTGGCGCTCCTGCGCGGCGCGGAGCTGGTCGAGGTGGTGGACATGCCGGTCGTGACGCCGAAGGGGCGCAAGCCTCGGGTGGATGTCGGGGGGCTGGCGTCCGTGCTGGCGGCCTGGGCGCCGGTCGAGGCGCTGGTCGAGCGCGTCGGGCCGGCGCCGGGGGCGGGCGTGTCGAGCATGTTTCGGTTCGGGTACGGGGCCGGGGCGATCGAGGGCGTGCTCGCCGGCCTGGGGATCGAGGTGGTTCTGGTGGCGCCGACCGTGTGGAAGCCGGCGATGCGGCTTGGGTCGGACAAGGGAAGGGCCCGCGCCGAGGCTCAGAGGCTGTTCCCGGCCCTTGCGAGCCTGTTCGATAGGGTGAGGGACGACGGGAGGGCTGAGGCGGCTCTGTTGGGGCTCTACGGGGCCAGGCTTGCGTTGGCCGCGAAAGGTGCTAGCCCTGCAGGCAAGTTCCATAATACCGGCCACGACGCGGGGGATGCGATCTGATGCCGCCGCTTGAGATCCACAAGCAGGAGCTGTTCGCCCAGGCGCTCGCGCATCATGGGCATCAGACGAGAGCGGCGATCGAGGCCGGCTACTCGACCAAGGGCGCGTCGGTCGCAGGCTCCAGGCTCGCGGCGAAACCCAAGGTCAAGCAACGGATTATGGAACTGCAGCGCGACAACCGAGAGAAGGTTCAGCGTGCCGTTGTCGCCGACAAGGCGTGGGTGCTGAACATGCTGGTTGCCAATGCGGAGGACGCGCTCAAGGCGAAAGACAGGCCTGCGGCAAACCGCGCGCTGGAACTTGTGGGCAAGGAGCTGGGCATGTTCGTTGAAAGGAAGATGGACCTGAAAAGCCCGCTCGACGGCCTGACCGCGGACGAGCTGCTGGCGATCGTCCGCCTCGCCGAGCAGGTCGAGGCGGGGCCTGCTCAAGCCGCACTGGCAAACCCTGTGGGTTTATCAGCACCCATTGAAATGATTGACGTTTCGCCTCCGACGCTGGAGCTGGAGGCGGTGAATGTACCCATCGAAGACGAGGACGACGCGATCTGAGCTGCGCCAGGCGGGGCGGGGGCGCGCGGGCGGGGCGCCGCGGAGGCCCCCCGGGCCCGCGCGCGGCCGGGGGCGGCTGGAGCGGGGCAGACATGGCCCTCTGTAGGGGCCCCTCCCCCGGGCCACCCCATCCATCCCCACCCCCGCCCCGAATTTTTCGGGTTTTGCTGGCGGACAAGTTGCGTCTGGCGCAAGCTATTTCGCGAGAAGCAACCGCACCGGAGGAACCGATGGATTTCCCGTTCTGGTATGTCGTCTTCGCGCTGCTGGTCGGGTTCGGCCTGGGCGCGGGGACGATGCTCTGGCTGCTCCACGACGACATCCCCTACGAGGACGAGCTCTATGACCCCGAAGCCCGACACGCCCGACGCGCCCGACGCGCTCGATAAGGCCCTGGCCCCGGCGGCCAGCAGGTTCATCCTGGCCCAGGACGCCGAGGTCCGGCGGTGGCGCGTCCTGCCGAACGGGACCGGCGTCCTGGCGGTTCGCTACCCCGACGTGGATCCTGACCTGGCCGAGATGCGGACCGAGGACACGGTGATCGAGACATACCCGTTCGACACGGCCGAGCTCGCCAAGACGTTCATTCGCTGGCGCAGCACGGTCGCCGCGATGCGGCCCCTGGCGGTGCTCGAGAAGGCCCCCCTGCCGAAGGCCCGGCACTGATGGACCGCCCCGACCTCGACACCTGGGCCCTCGATCTGTGCGACCTGGTGGCCCGCCGGTCGCGGGATCCCTCGACCCGCGTCGGTGCGGTGATCCTGCGCCCCGACAAGACGATCGCCAGCGTCGGCTACAACGGGTTTCCGCGCGGGACCAACGACAACCCCGCCCTCTACGCCGAGCGGCCGACCAAGCTGTTGCGGACGGTCCACGCCGAGGCCAACGCGATCGTCACGGCGAGGGAGCCGCTGCATGGCTGCACGATCTACGTGTCGCCCCTCCACCCCTGCGCGACCTGCGCCGGGCTGATCATCCAGGCCGGGATCGAGGTGGTGCGCTACCGCGCGCCGGCCGAGACGCCGTTCGCCTGGCATGAGAGTTTCGGCCAGGCGATGGACCTCCTGCGGGAGGCCGGCGTCGAGGTCTACCGCATCCCGCTTGCGTCTGGCGCGTAATCGCTTGATGCTGGCGAACCCTGGCCGGCGGGGCCCCCCTGGGGGACGGCCGGACGAGGATCAGACGGTCAGTGCCTCGTCGTAGTCAACCCCGTCAGCCGGCGGGCCTCATCCTCCTTCTGGGGGCCGCGGCCGGCACCAACCGAAGGATCGGGCATGAACCGGACCGTCGACCCCAGGACGATCAAGGCGGCCGGCGCCGCGGCGGCGCAGCTCATCTCCGAGATGCAGCTCTCGCTCTACCGGCCCTACGAGAAACAGCAGATTTTCCACTCGCTCGGGAAGGACAAGCGCGAGCGCCTGCTGATGGCCGGCAACCAGCTCGGCAAGACCTGGTCGGGCGGCGCCGAGGTGGCCTACCACCTGACCGGCGACTACCCCGACGATTGGCCGGGCCGGCGGTTCAAGAAGCCGATCGCCGCCTGGGCGTCGGGCGTGACGTCGGAAGCGACCCGCGACACCGTGCAGCGCGTGCTGATGGGCCGCGTCGGGGCTCACGGCACCGGCATGATCCCGAAAAAGTCGATCCTGGACACCTCGGCCGCGCGCGGCATCGCCGACGCCCTCGACCAGGTCACGGTCCAGCACAAGTCGGGCGGAAAGTCGCGCCTGGCCTTCAAATCATACGAAAAGGGGCGCGAAAAGTGGCAGGGCGAGACGCTCGACCTGGTCTGGTTCGATGAGGAACCGCCCCTCGACATCTACCAGGAAGGCCTGACGCGCACGAACGCGACCGGCGGCTTCGTTTTCCTGACTTTCACGCCCCTCCTGGGCATGTCCGAGGTGGTCCGGCTGTTCTACCCGCAGCCCTCGACCCAGGATCGCGCCGTCGTCCAGATGACGATCGACGACGTGCCCCACATCACGCCGGAGCAGCGCCAGACGATCGTCAACGGCTACTCCGCGCACGAACGCGAGGCCCGCGCCAAGGGCATCCCGATGCTGGGCAGCGGCCGGGTGTTCCCCCTGCCGGAGACGAGCATCCAGATCCCGGCCTTCGCGGTGCCGAGCCACTGGCCGCGCCTCGGCGGCATCGACCTGGGCGGCTACGACCACCCCACCGCCGGCGTCAAGCTGGCGTGGGACCGCGACACCGACACGGTCTACGTGACCAACATCCACCGGCAGAACGCGACCATCCTGCAGCACGCGGCGACCCTGAAGACCTGGGGCGACAACATGCCCTGGGCCTGGCCGCACGACGCACTGAGCCAAGACCGATCGAGCGGCGAGACGTTCGCCGAGCTCTACCGGCGCCAGGGCATGAATATGCTGTTCGAAAAGGCGACCTTCCAGGACGGCGGCTACGGCCTGGAGGCCGGCGTCGCCATGATGCTCAACCGGATGGAGACGGGCGGCCTGAAGGTGTTCGACCACCTCGGCGAGTGGTTCGAAGAGTACCGGATCTACCACCGCAAGGACGGCCTGATCGTGAAGGTCCAGGACGACCTGTTGTCGGCGACCCGCTACGGGCTGATGATGCTGCGCTACGCCTCCCTGCCGAAGGGCAAGGGCGGCGGCGCCCTGAAACGGAACATCAAGGGGATCCGGTGATGCACATTCTGGGGCTCGTCGTCGGCGGCGCCGCCGCCTATCTCGTCGTCGGGGTCGGCACGATCGAGGCCTGGGTCGCCGCGGCGGCCCTGATCGTCGCAGGGGCGCGCCTTGCGCGACGCGAAACCGCTTAGGTTGCACGAAAACACGAACACGACTATCTTCCGGCTGCGCGGTACTATGGCACCGCAGGCCGGGAGCTCTCCGCATGGCACGTCGACCCGTCTCTGCGCCCGAGCCCGAGCCCGAGGAGCTGGACGAGGACGCCCTCGCGAACCTTGACGACGAGGACGACGGCGAGGAGGCCGACGAGTTCGATCTTGAGACGATCCTGCGCGCCGAGTTCCAGGACGCTGAGGACTACATCGACAGCGACGTCTCGCCCTACCGCGAGATGGCGGCCCGGTTCTACCAGGGCCAGCCGTTCGGGGACGAGGAGGACGGCCGCTCGCAGGTGGTGCTGACCGAGGTCCGCGACACCGTCAACGCGATGATGCCGAACCTCATGCGGATCTTCGTCGGCGGCGACCATGTGGTCGAGTTTGAGCCGACGCGGGCCATGTCCGTGCCCCAGGCCGAGCAGGTCACGGACTACGTGGACTTCATCCTGGACGCGGACGGCAACTCGAAATTCGAGGTGCTCTACGCCGCCTTCAAGGACGCCCTCCTGAAGAAGCTGGGGATCGTCACCTGGCGCTGGGAAGACTACAAGTGCGTCACCGAGCACACGTACACGGGCCTCTCGATCGGCCAGGTGCGCCTGCTTGAGCGCGAGCCCGGCGTCGAGGTGCTGGCGCAGGAAGTCCGTGCCGAGGGCCCCGCCCTGCCGGCGGACGTGCAGCTCACGCCCGAGCAACAGCTAGAAATCGCCGCCCAGATGGAGGTCACGGTCGACCTCAAGATCCGCCGCACCGCCCAGAAGGGCCACACGCGGATCGAGGCCGTGCCGCCCGAGGAGTTCGTCATCTCCCGGTGGGCCAAGTCGATCGACACGGCGACCCTGGTGGGCAGGCGCCGCTACGTGAAGGTGTCCGAGGCGATCAAGCTGGGCGCCGACCCCGAGATCGTGCTCAAGAACACCGGCCGCGACAGCGACTTCGGCATCAACAACGAAGCCCTGATCCGCCAGCTCAACCCCAACATCCAATCGTCCAACAGCCCCGACCAGAGCCAGCTCGACGTCCTCCTGGTGGAGGTGTTCCTGCGCGCCGACGCGGACGGGGACGGCGTCGCCGAGCTGCACTGGATCCGCGCGATCGGGTCGAACTGCGAGATCTTCCACGACGAGATCGTGGCCGACGTCGACTACGCCCTCTTCTCGCCGAACCCCGAGCCGCACGCGATTTTCGGCCTCTCCGTGGCCGACGACACGATGGACATCCAGGACATCAAGTCGCACGTCCTGCGAAACACCCTCGACAGCCTGGCGAGCTCGATTTTCCCGTCCCTGGTGGTGGTGGAGAACGCCGTCGAGATTGACGACGCCCTGAACACGGAGATGGGCAGGGTCATCAGGGCCAAGGCGCCCGGCATGGTCCAGAGCCTCGCCGAGCCCTTCATCGGCCCCCAGGCGCTCGGCGTGCTCGACTACCTCGACAACATCCGCGCCTCCCGCACGGGCCAGAGCAAGGCCTCGCAGGGCCTCGATCCCGACGTGCTGCAGAGCACCACCCGCGCGGCCGTGACGAGCACGCTGGCGGCGGCGCAGGAGCGGTCCGAGCTCATCGCCCGCACGTTCGCCGAAACGGGCCTGCGGCGCCTGTTCAAGGGCATCCTGCGGACGATCACGCGCCACCAGGACAAGCCCCGCACCATCCGCCTGCGCGGCCGGTGGGTCGAGATGGACCCCCGCGTGTGGGACGCCGAGGCGGACGTGAAGGTCAACCCGATCGGGCGGACCGACGACGCGACGAAGATGCAGGCCCTGGGGGCGATCGCCCAGAAGCAGGAACAGGTCATCATGACCCTGGGCCCCGACAACCCGATCTGCGGCCTCCAGGAGCTGCGGAACACCTACGCCGACTTCGCCAAGCTGTCCGGCTTCAAGGACGCGAGCCGTTACTTCAGGGATCCGAGCCTGGCGCCCCCGGCGCAGGCCCAGCAGGGCCAGAAGGGCGACCCGACCGACAAGCTGGTCCAGGTCGAGCTCCAGAAGGCGGCCGACGACAAGGAAGTCGCGATGGCGCGCCTCGCCGAGGAGCGCCGGAAGAACGACATGGCGGACGACCGCGAGCGCGACAAGGCCGAAACGGACGCGATCCTGAAGGCCCAGGAGCTGCTCGGGAAGTACGGCATCCAGGTCAACCAGCAGCAGATCGACTACGCGACCCAGCGCGACCGCAACGCGGTCCAGGAGCGCGTCGGGCTGCACCGCAACGAGATCCAGGGCCAGGTGGCCCAGCAGCGGGCCGTGGCGCCCCCGGGAGGCCCGAATGGGACTGCTTGACGACGGCTACGCGGACCCCACGGGCAACGCCGCCTTCGGCTTCACCATGCCCGGCCGGACGCCCGGCCCAACCCCCGGCCGGCCGCGCAAGACGTTCTGGGAGGCCTTCCCCGAGACGACGATCGGCGGCCTGCTCTCCGACGCCTGGAACGCGGCGAAGCTGCCCGGCGACGTCTATTCCGGCCGGACACCCCTCCGCGCGCCGAACCCCGAGACGGGCAACGTCGAGGTCACCCCCGAGGTGATCAAGCGGTCGGCCGACCTGGGCGGGCTGGCGGGCGGCTCCACGTTCGCCATGACGCCCGCCACGGCCGGCGAGGCCGTCCTGGGAGCCGGGCCCGTCCGACGCGGCCCGAGGCCGCCAGCGAGGCCCCCGGGGCTCCTGGACGACGCCGCGGAGAACCCGCGCGCGGTCGCCGGCAACAACATGCCCCCGCCCGACCCGCCCCCGGTGCCGGCGGTGAGCCCCTACGACCTGCCGGCCGGCAGCGACCCGCGCTACATGGGCGCGGCGCCCGACCGCAGCGACTACAGCCTGATGCGGTTCGACCCGCCCCGGGGCACGGCCCCGCGCACTATGGACAGCCTGGCCGCCCTGCGGGAGAACCGGAACGGCATCAAGGATCAGATGCTGGCCGACATCCGCCGCGGCGAGGGCCTCGACGGGTCGTCCTGGTACAATACCGAGGAGCTCCGCGACTGGTTCGTGAGGGAGCTCGGGCCGGAGCGCGGCAACGCCGAATGGAAGGAATATATGGGCCTGATCGGGGCAACCTCGACCGGGTCCAAGGTGCCGGCCAACATCGGCAACGCCAGCTTCTACCGCAACAAGGGCGCGGACTGGGCTCGAGAGAACGCCGAGGCCCTCAAGAGCGGCGAGCTCGTCCCGCCGAAGGGCTCGGGCTACGGCCACAAGATGCAGGGCAACCACGCCGCCAACGTCGCCAACTACTACGACGGCGGCTGGGATCCCGCGACGGCCGACATGCGCCAGAACCCCAAGCCGCGCGGCTTCACGCAGAGCCTGCTCGGCTCCGGCAAGAACATCGCGGCCGACCTGCACTTCACCCGCTACATGGCGATGGCGTCCGGCTCCCCCGAGTGGCTCGACACCAGCGCCGAGATCTCCGGCGCCTTGGCGACGCGCCTGCGGGAAAAGTATGGCGACCAGATCGAGCCGTTCCTGAAGTCCCGCGTGAAGGACGGCAAGGAGATGATCCAGCTCCAGCCGAAAAACGCCGTCACGCGGGGCGGCATCGACATGGCCGACCTGGCCGACGAGCCCACCGTGTTCGTCGGGAAGCCCAACGACAACGAGTACAAGGCCTTCGAAGACTACATGCACGAAATTGGCAAGGAGCTCGGGATGACCGGGCCCCAGGTGCAGGCGAACCTCTGGATGGGCGCCGCGCAGCGCACGGGCCTCGCCGACGAGAGCCAGGGCACGTTCATGGACCTCTTCCGCAAGCGCGCCGATGAGCGCGCCCGCAAGGAGAAGATCCAGCCGATGACCGGGCCGGACGGGCGCGAGATCTCGCCCCGCGAGCAGATCATCAAGCGGTTCATCAACGAGCGCGGCCTCCTGGCCGTGCCAGGCGCGGCCGTGGGCGGCTACGGCCTTCTGGGCGGGCCCGAGGACGACGACAGGGGCATGTGATGACGCCGGAGCAGATCGAGGAGCGCAAGCTCAAGGCCGAGATGAAGCGCGCCCAGGCCGAGCGGGCCGCCGAGGAGGCGAAGGCCGTGCTGGAGCTCCCCGCGCTGCGGCAGGCCTTCGCCGAGCTGCGCCTGCTGTACCTGCAGGCCTGGCGCTCGAGCGCCCCGGGGGACGTGGCGGCCCGCGAGGACGCCTACATGATGACCCGGGCGATGGAGCAACTGGAGGGCCACCTGAAGACGAAAGTCTCGGGCGGCCAGGTGGTGAACTTCAACCTGCGGGGCGCCGTTGCCCCGAAGCAGAGGACGAGCTAGTATGAGCACGAACACCGCCGACACGCCCGAACAGGGCACCGGCCTAGAAGCGGCCTCTCAGGCCTTCGAACGCTTCCTGGACCGCGAAGACGGCACCCTCCCCGAGCGTAAGAAGACCGCGACCGCTACGGCCCCAGCAGACGACGCTGAGGTCGCTGACGCCGACGACGAGGTGGACGAGACGCCGGAGGAGGCCGACGAGGCCGAGGACGACGCCACCGAAGACGAAGGCGACGCCGAGGAGCAGGAAGAGGGCGATGACGACGCCGAGCTCCCTCAGAAGGTCACCGTCAAGATCGACGGCAAGACCGAAGAGGTAGCCCTGGACGAGGTCATCAAGGGCTACCAGCGCCAGGCGGATTATTCGCGTAAGACCGAGCAGCTCGCCCGGGACCGACAGGTCTTTGTCGAGCAGGAGGTCGCTCCCCTTCGGGAAGAGCGCCAGCAGTATGCGACACTCCTTACGGCCCTGACGCAACAGCTTGAGGCTGCGGCAACTCAGGAGCCGGATTGGGACCGCCTCTGGCAGGAAGACCCGATCGAATGGGTTCGGCAGCGGGAACTGAAGAAGGACCGGGAGACGCGCATTGCCGCGGCCCGCTTCGAACAGGACCGGCTGCAGCGCCAGACCGCCGAGGAGAACCAGCGACAGATGGGCCAGGTGCTGCAGGAGCAGCGCCAGAAGCTCTCCGAGCTGGTGCCCGAGGCGGCCGACAAGGCCAAGTGGGACGGCCTGCGGCAGAAGCTCAGGGACTACGGCCAGAGGGCCGGCTACGCCCCCGAGGAGATCGCCCAGGCCTACGACGCTCGGGCCGTCGCGCTCATGGTCAAGGCCATGAAGTACGACGAGCTCATGAGCGCCAGGAAGCCCATGCCGGCGCCGCGCCAGGCCGCAAAGGTCGTGGAGCAGGCCCGTCCGGTGGTCAGGCGGAACACGGAGCATACCCGCGCGAAGCAGCGTCTCGCGAAATCCGGCCGTCTCGCTGACGCGGCGGCCGTCTTTGAGGGTCTGATCTAGGAGCTGCCACCATGGCAAAGGTAACAAACGCATTCGCCTCGTACAGCGCGGTCGGCAACCGCGAAGATCTGTCGAACACGATCTACAACATCGACCCGTTCGACACGCCGATCATGAGCGCCATCGGCCGCCGCAAGGTGAACCAGCGCACGTTCGATTGGCAGACCGAGGCCCTGCCGGCGGTCAACACGTCGAACGCCGACGAGGAAGGCTACGAGCTCGCGAACGCGGCCGCGACGCCGACCGTCCGCATCACGAACAACACCCAGATCTCGCACCGGGACGCGACCGTCACCGGCTCGCAGGAGGACAGCGACGCCGCGGGCAAGAAGTCCGAGATGGCGCGCCAGATGGCGCTCTCCTCCAAGGCCCTGAAGCGGGACATGGAGAGCATCCTGGGCCAGAACCAGGCCCGCGTCGTGGGCAACGACGCCGGCACGGCTCGCCGCACCCGCGCGATCGAGCACTGGCTGACGACCAACGTCGCGGGCGGCGCGTCCTACGCCAACCCGGTGTCGGAGACGGCCGCCGTCACGGACGGCACGCTGCGCAACATCACGGAGACGATCTTCAACGACGCTCTCCAGCTCGGCTACGACAACGGCGCCGAGCCGACGATGTGCATCGTGCGCGCCGCCATCAAGCGCAAGATCTCGGCGTTCACCGGCCGCTCCGGCTCGCAGGTGAAGGTCGGGCAGGCCGAGGCGGTGAACACCGTCGACCTCTACAAGTCCGACTTCGGCGACATCCGCATCGTGCCGACCCGCTGGACCCGCGCCCGCACGGCGCTGATCCTCGACCCCGAGTACGCCGCGGTGGCGTTCTTCCGCAACTTCATGACCTGGAACAAGGCCAAGACCGGCGACGCCGAGACGAAGGTCATCCAGGCCGAGTGGGGCATCGAGATGCGCAACGAGAAGGCGCACATCAAGCTGGCCGACATCCAGTGACCTGACGGCCGGGGGCTTTCGCTCCCGGCCTACCCTCTTGCCTGGGACGAAATGATGCGCCGCGAGCTCCTCGATCAGTACGGGTCCGTCGTCAAGGTTCTGCATACGCGGGGCGACGAGGGCGTGATCCAGACGATCGAGGACGTCGAGCCCATCATCCAGGAGGCCAAGACCCTGCGGGAGAACCACCGCTCGCGGGGTCACTTCAAGCACGTCGCGCGCGTGCCGAGCTCCGTCGCGGAGAAGGCGATGCGCGAGGGCTGGTTCCACGACCAGGCCCGCTGGGACCGCTGGCTGAACGACAGCCAGAACCGAGATTTCCGCGTCTGGGAAGGGACTGTCTGATGCCGCAGCTCACGATCGCCAAGCCGTTCTCCCCGAGCGAGGCCGACTTCCAGTTCGCCTGCGCCGCGGGCGGCATCACGAACACGACCGACGTCGTCCTGCGCGCCGCCCCGCCCGCGGGCCAGCGCAACCACCTGACCTCGATGCAGATCAAGAACGTGAACGCGGTCGCCACCGAGATCGTCGTCAAGGACGGCGCCACGGTCATCTGGCGCGGCCACTGCCCCGCCAGCATGCTCTACGCGGACATGATCCACTTCCCCAACCCGGTCGACGCGGCGGGCGCCCTCAACTTCGCCTGCCTCACAACGGGCGCCCAGGTGTTCGTGAGCGCCCAGGGCTACGTGGGCGCACCCTGATGGGCTTCGCCAACTACACCGAGCTCCAGGCCGAGGTGAAGGGCTGGCTGATGGACCGCGACGACCTGGTCGCGAAGATCCCCAGCTTCATCCTGCTCGCCGAGGCCGACCTGAACGACCGGATCCGGCACCGCAAGATGATCAAGCGGAGCCGCCTGGCGGGCGTCACGACGAGCCGCATCCCCCTGCCGGACGATTGGCTGGAGGCGCGCAACGTCGAGCTCTACCTGGGCGATCGCCCGAGCCGCCTGCGCTACGCCTCCGACGAGAACCTGGACGAGATCCGCGACCGGCAGAGCTCGACGCTCACGCCGACCCACTACGCGATCGTCGGCGAGGAGCTGGAGCTCGTCCCGGCGCCGTCCAGCGTCACCATCGAGATGATCTACTACGCCTCGATCCCGGCCCTCGTCCTGGCCGGGACGAACTGGCTGCTGACGACGCGGCCGGACGTCTACCTCTACGGCACCCTCATGCACTCCGCTCCGTACCTGGAGGACGACGCTCGCGTGTCGATCTGGTCGGCGGGCTACGAGCGCGCCGTCGCCACCCTGAACAACGCCGACAAGGTCGCCAGGACCAGCGGCGGCCCCCTCACGCGCCGCCTGCGCAGCTACGGCTAAGGAGCTCCTCTCATGGCAATCCAGATGTCTGTCGCCATGCGCAACGCGCGCCTTGACGCGATCGAGACGACCCTCGGCACGGCCGCCAGGATCCGCATCTACTCCGGCGCCGTGCCGGCAAACTGTGCCGCCGCGAACAGCGGCACCCTGCTGGCGGAATGGACGCTCGCGTCGGATTGGTCGGCGGCGGCTTCGGGCGGCAGCAAGTCGATGTCGAGCACGCCCCTCGCCACGACGGGCCTCGCGGCCGGCACGGCGGGTCACTACCGTCTCACCGACAACGCCGGCACCACCGTCCACATGCAGGGCACGGTCACGGCCACGGGCGGCGGCGGTGACCTGACGGTCGACAATACCTCGATCGCCGCGTCCCAGGCCGTCAACATCACGGGCTGGACGTTCACCGAGCCGGGCGCCTAACGATGCCCGACAACGTCACGCTCCCCGGCACTGGCGCGGTCGTCGCATCCGACGACATCGGCGGCAACCAGTACCAGCGCATCAAGCTCATCCACTGCGCGGACGGCACCAACGCCGGCGACGTGGCAGT